ATCTCGAACGCCACGTCAGTATATATCCGCGACAAAACTAGAGTGACCAACCACCGTAGAGTAATGTATCGCAACAGAAACAATTTCACACGAGCACTAGTTGCACACGTGAAATTGTCGATTGATTGGGAAACTCGCGACGCCGCTAATGAGAAAGTGGCGAGGAAAATGATAAAGGATGCTATGGCAGAACATGGCTTAAGCATCACTGATTCAGTCCGTACATTACCAATTGCAATCGAGGCAGTGTTCCTACCGAACGATGCAGAAATCTACGCCAATGAGTGGAGGCACAGTCGTGCCGCCAAGAAACGCATTGCAAGATATTACGCTCCTGAAGACAACGGTAACACAGGCTACATACAATGGTTATGGAGTCAATGCAACGGCAGAACAAGCGATATGCAGGATGGTGGAAGGCTCAACACAATGGATCAACCGTTTAAGACACCATTGTCGTTGAAACCCAACGTTTCGAGATCGAGTGCTGTGGTCAATAGGCCACGTGCGCTTGATTGAGGACGCCTGGTACGCGTTGATGGGGTGTCAGCTAAGAGTTCGCTGACGCATCCGCGCCTCATCACAAAACGCTACCCAGGCGGAGCGAAAACCCGGTCATATGTCCATCTGGAGGGGCTATCACCTGACATGGGTCTGGGAATATTTAATGGTGATATTAATACTCTAGAGTGTGCATTATTGGAAAGAATGTACTATTGTAAAATAGACGGTCAGTTTGTGGAACCACCAACGGTAGCACAAACGACGTACAAACGATTGAACAAGTTCAGGAATAAGGTTATCAGAAATGTTGGCAGTCCATCCGTGTTAACGCTACAAGAAGTAGTGGATACATATACCGGCCGAAAACGCACCATTTATGAAAACGCATTCAATTCGTTATGTATTAAACCAGTTAATAGAGACGATGCCGTTAGTGTGGCATTTGTCAAGGTAGAGAAAGGGAAACCAGGTAAGGCACCTAGATGTATACAACCCAGAAATCCACGCTACAACATTGTGGTAGGGAAATACATCAAGGCAGCAGAACACAGAATATATAAGGCTATTGCCTCGGTTTTCGGGGATGGTCCAACTGTAATGAAGGGAC